CATCGTGCCCAGCGCCTGCTCGGCGCTCTGCACCTGTCCCTGCGCGTCCGTGGCCGCTGCCTGCGCGCTGCCGGCCGCGAGCAGCACCTGCTGCACAACGTCGGGCGCAATGTCCTCCACGATGGAGAACAGGTTCTCGAAGGCGCGGATCTGCTGGTGATCCTGCAGAAACGACGCGAGTTGATCCCGCGTCAGGCGCAGCGGTGGCGTCTGCGTGGCCATCAGACGTTCAGCGGCTCAAGCCGCGCCTCCAGCCGCAGGAACGAGATGTGCGCGTCCGAGTCGCCCCGGAAGCGCTGCATGCGGATCGACTCCATGTTCCCCTGCTGGAACCACACGAGACGCTTGCGGGTGTCGCCCGTCTTACCGGCCCCGATGAACCGATCCTGACTCCACGACAGGCCATCGGTGGAGTACGAGGTCGAGATGGTCGGGTTCGATCCGACCGTCACGCGCCCCGGCAGCGCCACGAGTTCGAGTTCGTGGAAGATCGCGCCCTTGGACTCGTTGTAGACGATGGGCGTGGAGAACTCCCAGCGGGCTTTCTCGCCCCACTGGCTGCTGATCTTGCGGTCGAGGTAGCCGACCACTCCGTATGCCCCCTCGTCTGCGTCCAGCAGATCACCAGCCGTCTCGGTTTCCAGAGCATCGCCGCCTTCGGTCAGCAGCAGGCCAGTCTGGGGCTGGAGCGCAGGCGATCCCACGAGCCACTTGTCGTAGGCCCAGACCAGATTGCGCGCCGGGTACTGCTCGAAACCCACCACGCCGCCCGTGAGCGTGAACCAGATGCGCATCTGCAGCGCCTGGCTCGCCGCGTGGTCGTATACCAGCGTGCGGTCGGGCAGGTGGACGTACAGCAGCTTGTGCGCCCGGTCGATGCGGGCCTCCAGCTTGACCGTCGCCAGTTGCGCCTCGGTGTAGGTCTGCAGCAGCAGATCAACGTCCTGCGTAGCCAGCGATGCGCTGGAGGCGTTGCCGCCGAGGTAGATGCTCGGAGGCTCGTTCCGGCCGCCGCCGAGGAACGCGAGGCCCTCGTCGCCAAAGACGCACACGGCATGCGTGCCCACCGCGCCGCGCATGATTTGCGCGCCGTCGATCCGCTGGAATGGGAAGAGGTTTCCACCCACGTTGTCGAACACCTCAATGGTGTTGCGGTTGATCGCGTATATCTCGTTGCGCAGCTTGAGCAGTGCGACCACTGGGTCAGGATCAACCTCAGACGATCCGTACTTGAGCGGGTTGACGGCCAGCGGGTTGCTGAGTTCGGTGACCACCAGAAACTCGCCGTCCGTGGTCATGAAGTACCCATCAACCCACACGACATCAAGCACCGTGCCGAGGTCGGGGTCGGTGACTTGCGTCAGCGCCGCGCCGTCCCAGTAGTACAGGCTCCCGCCGCTGGCGATGGCCAGCCGGTCGAAGGAGTAGTCGAAGGTGACGTACTCGCTCGCTGGCCCGCCCACATCACCCAGCACCGTGACAGTCCCTGCAGCCGACACGCTGACCAGCTTCGTGCCCATCACCCGGTAGCACACGCCACGCCAGTTGATGCCGCCACGGTCGGCAGAGTCCGCAAGCACACCGAACTGCACCACACCATCGTGCGGGCGCAGGTACTCCTGTGATACCCCTGAGCCCTTTGGAACGGGCATCATGTTGACCGGGAACGCCGTCCGGATGTCCGGGCCTGCGTCCGAGTAGATGCCGGCAACTATCGGTATGGAAGCCATGTCAGATCGTAATCGAGCCGGTGCCGGCAGTGAACGTGTAGACCCGGTATCCGGGCCGGCTGACGGTCGAGATGGTGTAGGTCAGGCTGCCTGGGATGGTGGCGATGGCCGGGAAGGATGACGGATAGGCGAGTATGACTACGCCAGAGCCGCCGTCTCCACCTGCTGTATCAGCCGAACCTGAGTACCCGCCACCGCCGCCACCGCCGCCTGTGTTTGCAGCTCCGGTAGTTCCTGCTACAGCTTTGCCGCCCGCACCGCCGCCGCCCGCACCACCTGATCCAGCGACTCCAGTCCCGTCATATAAAGCACCACCACCACCTCCAGCATAAGTGACGCTGCTGCCGGTAATTGACGACGCCGTACCTGCGCCACCATTACCGCCGTTTCCATTTGGCGATGCGCTTGCATTTGCGCCTATTGCGCCTGCGCCGCCTCCCCCACCCGCTTGGCCGTTGCCTGCTGCGCCGTTGCCGCCGTTGTTTCCTTGCGATGGGGAGGTAACTGGCGTGTTCCCCGAGCCGCCATTTCCAGGGGTGCCACCTGACCTTCCATGACCGCCACCACCGGAACCCCCAGAGCCTGCGGTCGATCCCGCAACGAGGTAGCCATTACCAAATCCTCCACCGGCTGAAGTGATGGTGCCAAATACGGAATCTAAGCCACTTGAACCATTGGTTTGAGTATTTCCTGCTGCGCCTCCTGCGCCAACGGTAACGGTGTACCCAACACCAACCGAAACAGAAAGTGACCCTGTGCGCAACCCACCTGCGCCGCCGCCGCCATTTGCGCCGCCGCCTCCACCAGCAACGACGAGGTACTCAACCGACGAAAGCGCCGCTCGCAGCGACCCGATCAGCCCCTGAACGGCACCGCTCATGTCAGCCCGTTCCCGCTGATAATCCAGCTCGTGCTGGTGACCTTAACCGCCGTGGCCATGCCGTATGCGGCAAGCGTGCGCGAGCCCGTCGTGCCTGCTCCAGCGAGGTACATCGTGTCGGTAGTGATTGCAATCGTCACCGTGTTGATCATGTTGATGAACGTGATCGCCGTACCCACCGGGAATGGCACGGTGCCGTTGTCCGGGATGGTGAACGTTCTGGCGTTGTTGTCCGAGATCGGGTGGACGATGCTCTTGCCGGCATCGGTGGCCAGCAGGCCGTAAGCGGCCGACTGCGAGTTCACCGGTATGCCGACGTAGCCCACCGAGTCGGCAAGCGTTGCGGCCGGAACCACCGATCCGCTGAAGGTCTGCGTGCCGGCGAACGTCTGCGCCGCGTCCGTACGGGCCATCGTGGCGCTTGTGGACGGGAACGTCATCGTGGTGGCGTCAGTGCCTGCCAGCGTAATCGAGTTGCTGGCCGTCAGCGTCTTGCCATCGGCAATCGTCAGCGTGGCCCCGGCAGCAGGCTGCGTGAACGTGATGCGGTTGATCGTCAGCGCCGTAGCCACTCCCAGGCTGGGAGTGGTAAAGCTCGGGCTGACGGCAAACACCAGCGCCCCGCTGCCCGTCTCGTCGGTGACGGCTGCGGCCAAGTTCGCGCTCGTCGGGTTCGCAAACCAAGCAGCGACCCCAGAGCCGAACAACGTCGGACTTGCCAGCAGCGCGGACATGGACAATTTCTTCGTCGTGCTGCCCTGCACCAGCGGCACCACATCGGTGCCGGTTGCTGCGGTAGCGGCCGGCAGAGCGGAGATTTTGACGTTGGCCATGACTACTTCTTTCCTTTGTTCCGCGCCGAGATGGCCTTGGCCTTCGCCTTGGCGTCTGCCTTGCTGGACGCGCCCCAGGCTTGCAGCGACAGCAGCAGCCGCGTGGGCTCGCCATCCTTGCGCTCAGGCCCCGGCATGTTGCCCATACGTGCGAGGAAACTTGCTCGGCGGGGGTTGTCGCCTGACTTGACCGGGGCCTTGAGGTTCATGCCTTCGGCGCGTGCGGAGGCGCGGCCTTTCTCATTGAGGCCGCCCGTGGGGCTCTTGCCCTCCTTGCGCTGCCAGGCTGGAGACTTCGCCATCACTTCTCCGACAGCGGCTGGGTGGTGATCGCCCGCAGCACCACGATGGCGACCGCGATCCCTGAGCCGACCATGGCCTGCTCGGCAGGCGACAGGGGCAGCTTGAACACGAAGCCTTGCAGCACCGACAGCACGGCGGTGACGATGCCCAGCCAGACGGTCTTGGAGCGCAGCGAGGCGCGGAGTGCTTGTGCGATGCTCATGCGTATCCCCTAGCGGGCTGCTTCGGAGCGCGGGGGTTGCCCTCCTCGTCCAGCAGGAAGAACTTGCCCAGCGACTTCATGGCCTTGGCAATGTCGCGGTCCGTCTGCGCCATCTCACGCGCCACAGCGCCAAGGTGCACCGTCGTGCGCAGGTTGGCGTGCCAGTAGGCCGTGCCCTTGTCGTCGGTCACCGGGGCCATCTCGGGCGTCTCGCCTTCTTCGGTGGTGATGACGTTGCCCGTGGGCTTGTGCAGCACGCCGATGAAGTCCCAGCAGCCGGGGGTCGTGGCCGACACGACATCCTCGCTGACCGTCAGCGCGCCGAGCTTGACACCCAGGCCGATCAGCTTGGGCCAGTCAGCAGGCAGCGCACGAATGTGGTAGTCGTGGTACATGGTCAGGCCGTTATTGCTTGGAGTTCCGCGTTGGCAAGGCGGCGGGGGTAGTAGGTGATGCGGCGGAGGTAGCCGTTGATTGACGAAGAACCAGCGCCTAAAGAGCCAAGTTGTAGAACCGAAACGGTAGGAACTGTCCCACTCGTGTCGGTTGCCACAGCACCGCCGTTTACAGATCCCGCAAAATCATTTGCCTTGTACGCCTGCGCGTTTTTGAAAACTGCGTTAGTCGTCCAAGTTGCGCCAAAACCGTTGATAAATTGATCTGCACCAGAAACGCGAATTCTGTCTACCGGCTGAAAATCGCTTTGACGAAAATACATAATTCCGTCATTGAATGTTCCGGCAAGGTAAACGTAGCCGCTATACGCCGCCGGTGTTGGCACGGACGCCTCAGCATAAATCGTCCCCTCCACCGCATTAAACCAAGGCGTCAACGTATTCACGCTCGCCACATCTGCCGCACGGGTCAGGGCTGTGGTGGTGGTGGGGATGACGGAGGTTGCGAAGGCTCCCTGCTCCAGTTGGGGCAGGCCGATGCGGAGGGTGATGTCGATGGCTGCGCCGGTTAGCAACACGTTAAACCCAGGCAGTAAAAATGCCGTTGTTGCCTGATTGAGCATTCTAGTAGCCGAAGCGCGTTGCGTATTAAGCGCAGCAGATGTTGGATTTGTTATGCCGGTATTTTGCTCTGTCAAATAGCCGCCACCGCTATTGTTTTCTTGGAAGTACAGTCTCACGGAGGTAATGCCCGTCAAAGTACCAGCTTGCAGCTTGAAATATCCTGAGTTTGTCCAAGTCTGTCCGTTTAGCGCCGCTACACCTGTTGGTGTTTCTGTGTAAAAAGTGTAAGAACCCGCTCCACTCGGCGTGCCGCTCAAACGAATATCAATGTATGCGATTCCGCTTTCCGTTCCAGTACCGACAACTTGTTGTGTCAATCCTGTCAGCGCGGTGAACGTACCCCAATTCGTCGGCAACGTCCCCGGCGTCCCAGCCGCCGCACCCTGCATCGTGTTGTTGCGGATGCTGTTGGTCCTCGACTCCTCAATCAGCAGCCCCAGCGGAGCAAGCGTGGCGGGGTTGTAGTCGAACCGGGCAACGTCGTTTGACGCCGAGGTCAGCGTGCCGGCAGAGTTGAAGAACGTGGCCGTGCTGGCGCGGGTGAAGGTGATGCGGGAATCGAGCGAGCCAGACAGGAAATCGAGCAGCAACGACGGGGCCGCGCCAAAGAACCTAGCGCGGCTCGTTGAGCGCGTCAGCGGGTACATCAGTACCCCTCGCCCGCCATGATGTGAATGGAGCCCGTACCAGACGCGGTGATGTACGCCACCGTGTTCTGATCCTGAGCCTTGCTGACGGTCACCTGCGTGGCCGCAAGCACAGGATAGTCGGCGGTCGTGGCCGTGGTCGAGCCTGTGCCCACGCGGACATATATCGTCAACGAACCTAAGTTGGTGAGCACCAGCGACTTGCTGCCCACACCGATCGTGCTTGATGCCGAGGTATTGGTAGGCGCTACGGTGATGCCCGTGCCATAGGCCGGGTTGAATGCTGCTTGGACGGACATGGGTTACCTCGTCAGTTTGCGTAAGTAGTTTTGAAAACTACTGAATCCTTGCAAATTGACCGTGAAGCAATTTTGCAGCCTCACAATACGCCAAATGTGCAAGGTTGGATGTTTCAAACAAACCAAGATATTTGTTTTTTCCTTTTACCCTGATTTGAGACTGCCATTTTTTACTTGCCTTGTTCCAGCAAACACCCTTCAAACCAGATGTGTTTGCCGCAGACCTGCGCCTATTCCATGTGTTTTGCATTGGCGTAGCAACTCTTAGGTTTGCTTTGCAGTTGTTCAATCCATTAAGATCAATGTGATCAACCTGCTCATGTTCGCCTACCTGAAGAATTGTCCGGTGCATGGAAACTTTGCTTCCTCTGCCCTTCACTCCAGCAACACGTCTAACCGCGTAAGCACCGTGCTTTTGCACAACTGCAAACCAGTTGTAGCCAACAACTTTATCCATGTCATCGGCGTCAATCTGAGCTACAAAACCGCGCGTTAACGGAACGATAGCCTTGTCGCCAACAACGGTAATTTGCCGTTTTTGCTTCACACCAATCTCCTTTGGTGGCGACATTATAGCGCAGTACCGTACTACGACACTCGATACCACGAGTTCGTGGGCTGATAGAACCGCATGCGGAAGTTGTCCTCTGCCGCAAGCGTAGCCGGGTCGCCGTAGGCCGCCGTAGCGCCGTTCAGCGCGAGCGTGAAGGCCGTGATCTGCTGCGTCGTGGTGATGAGCACCTCGGTGCCATCGGGCGTGGCAGAGTTCAGCGGCAGCGTCACGGTGCCGGTGGCCAGCGTGCCGGCAGGCTGCAGCAGCGCCCACATGGACGCCGTGGCAGGCGTGGGCAAGGCGATGTTGAAGCCCGTCCCCGGAACGTACAGGTTCACCGACATCGTGGGCGAGGCGAACGTCTGCTGGAAATACTGCAGCAGCGTGTTCAGGCTGGAGCGCCTGGCGTCGCCGTTGGCGGTGTTGTAAACCGCGATCTGGTCGCCGCTGGAAAGCTGCGAGACGACAGGTAGTTGATTGATCAGCGGCATGGTGCGCCCTCAGTAGAGTTCGATGGGGCCATCCGGCCCAGCCAGCACCGGATCGACCGGACCCGGCATGAACGGCGTGTCGTAGCGCCACGGCTTCTGCCCTGCGCCAAGCGGCAGCGTGCGGGGGAACTGCTGCTCGGCAGGGAACGTGGCCCGAGCCAGCAGGGTGTCGTATCCGAGCTTGGCCGTCGTGCGCGTGTCGATCTGCACCTGCTTGCCGTACTGCGGCGCGATGCGGATGGCCAGATTGGCGACGATGGCCTCGTTCGCGCTGTCGGGCACCTGCGTCTCGGTGTCGAGGTCGCTGTCCTGCGGGCTGCTTGGCAGCGGGTAGCCTAGCCGGATGCCCTTGGCATTCCAGGTCGCCATCATCGCATCCAGCCGGCGCAGCGCGTAGTCGAGCTGCTGCGGCTGGAGGTCGAAGGTGTAGTTCGCCATGCCGAGTTCGGCAAAGGCTTCCTCCACGAACTGGCGCTTGGTGTAGCTCATGCGGGCCTCAGATCGGATCGTCCGCGGCAGGCTCGGCCGCCATCGCGGCGTTGATCTTCGCCAGCAGCGTCTCGTCGCTCCAGCGCCGATCGACCTTCAGGCCCAGCAGCTCGGCCTGCTGCATCATCTCGGCGCGGGTCGGCGGGGCGTTGTCTGCGGGCGCAGGCTCGGGTTCCGGGGCAACCTCAACCACCTCGGCCTCGACCACCTCCTCGTCCCACGGCCCAGCCTGGTCGCAGGCCGTCCAGACGTTCAGGTGCCAGCCATCGGCCAGCGCCGCCTCGACCTGCTCCATCGTGTCGCAGGCCAGCGTCGAGAACGTCGTCGCGTTGCCGTACCTGTCCAACGGGCCAGGCCAGGTGCCGCCTCGCTTGTAGAGGATGGTCGGCAGTTCGACGCGGATCATTTCTTGCCCTTCTTCGCCGTCTTGGCCGACTCGCGGAACGCGGCGGCGGTCGGTGCGCCCTTTGCGCCAGGCTTGCGCATCTTCTCGCCGCTGCCGGCAGCGATGCGCTTGCGCTTGGCGGCGATGTTCGCGTACAGGCCGGGAGGCGTCTTCACTTCATGCCCTTCTTCGCAGGGGCCTTGCCCGGCTTGCCAGCCTTCATGGCCGCCGTGCGCGCCGTGTTCAGCGCGATGGCCACGGCTTGCTTCTGCGGCTTGCCGGACTTCATTTCCTTCGACACGTTGGCACTGATCGACTTCTGCGAGTAACCCTTCTTCATCGGCATCTCAGTCTCCAGATGTGAAAACGCGGGCGGCGGCCGGGAGCCCCCAACCCATACCGCCCGCGTTTAACTCGCGCCTATCAACGCTGCTGGTGAGCGCCGACCCAGTCCACCGTCATCGACCGCGCCACCGCCGTGCCGTTCTGCACCAGCAGGGACAGGCGCAGTTCGCCGGTCGGCAGGTTGGCCAGCGAGGTCGCCTCACCGATGATCTGGCGGTTCTGTGTGTAGAACAGCTTCGCGCCATCGTAGTAGAAGCCGACGTTCACGT